CGGGAGAGTATTTCAACTTCGACTCCAGTTATTAAAAAAGTTGCTCCGGTGCCAGCCTCAACCAGTGTCGTTGAAGAGGTAGACCCGGTGATTCCTCCCCCACCCATACTTCATTATGAAGTTGAGGGATACGGAGGATTTCTCGTGAAGGGGAAGATATGTCAGTTCTTTAATTTTGAAGGCATGCTTTTCCTTGAAGGTTCTCTTAATCAAGGTGAATTCGTTAATATTCCTTGGTGCACCCAGTTTGGACGTGAAATCCCTGGTGGCAACCATTATGTTAACAAAATCTTGTATAAGATTCTAGTCGATAAATTAGGGGTTGTTCCTGATGAAATTCGTAACTATGCCGGTGTTCGATCCATCATACGTAACGTTTTCTTAGAATTCCCTAGATTCGTTCTAGATGGTCTTTTCTCATTCTATTGCTATAGAAATAGTCAGCAAGCTACTACGGGATCTTGCGCCATTATGGCACACAACTTTAATCAACCATACTGTACTGGGGAAATTAATGTTGTCCCTATGACTATTTCCCCAATCGTTGAATATTGCTATAACAATTCTTTCGCTTTTATATCAAAGAAAGGTTTTTCATTTTCAGCCCTAGATGACGGGAAAGTAACCACCCCACCAACCTTCAACACACACAAAGATATCCGTATAACTAATGCCAATATGAGAAACTTTTTCCAGTTCACACCACACCAGCAATTCACTAGATATGCCAACTGTGCCATTAACTTTGAAAGAGCTCTCTCTCGACATTTTAAATGTAGATCGCCTCTTGATCCGCTTACCGGTTTACCCACCACTCCCGAGCGAGTGATGTACCAACGACAAGTTAAACTTATGTTTGGCTTCCCTATAGACGTAATTAAACACACTGCCATTGTTTGTGGTGCCCAAGTTTACATGTCTCATGTGAAGAGCAGACTGATGCTTAAACTTCGTCCAGGTTACAGAAGTGAAACCCATGAACGTCATCAAGCGAAATATGTTTTAGATGAAGGCAATAGTAATTACTTCCACATACTCCAGAGTTTGAGTACCATAACTTACGTTACTTGGATGTGGATTAATTTTTGTGACCTTTACGATGGCCTTACTTTTATTTTGGTCTCTTACATCTTCACTCCATTATGGGTAGTTTATGATTATTTTAGTTTGTTAAAAATGTTTGTTTTGATTCCACATCCCAAAGCGAAACTTTATTCAAACTATGTGTCTGATCCTTACAAACTACGTAACATAATAGAGAACAAGAAAACTTTTAAAGGGAGTTTTAAAATGGAACCAGGGAAAACCGGGAAGGTTGGTAGGCTTTTTGCTACCATCGAAGAAGGAACCCTTGCAGATGTTGTCTGTGCACCCATCTTAAAATTTGCCTTTAAACAAGAGGTCGACTTAAGTTCTATTATTGACCAACAGCTCAATATCAGTTTCCAGTTTTGTGGCTTTAAACCCTGGTCTTTATTCGGGTTCAAAAGCTTGCAATTCATAGCTGTTTTTGCTGATTGTCAAGAGGCCAAATCCTCAGATGAATTATTTGCACGGGTCTATTCCTGTCCACTTAATACGGCTTTTTATATTTATTACTCCGATGACGGGTTTCTCGTAATCAACATCGGAGGTATCATTTACATATTCGAGACTGACATCTCGTCTTGTGATTCTTCCAATAAATTGCCTATTTTTGCGGCTGCAAAATATTTATCCGATAAGAGTGGTTGCGGTAAAGGTATCGACATACTGTTAGCACAGTGTTCCGGTATCATTACGTTAGACAATCCCGATTGTATTGGAGAAAGCGTTATTATCCAACCGACTTGCTATATGGAGTCATCTGGGACACGCTTGACGACAGTTTTGAATAATTTAGCTTCTCTGGCAGTAGCTCTCGGGATAGCCGAGGAGTACGCAGATGGCGGTTATGAGATTGAAAAGCACGTTGATACTATCATCAAAGGAGCTTCTAGGTATGGTTACGTTATAACGTGTGCTGAGCACGCGTCTTTTAACGCCGTTAGCTTTCTTAAAAGAAGCTACAACGGAACTGTATCCTGGAAGAATTTCGGATGTATTCTTAGATCTTTTGGATCCGTGCATGGTTTACCTAGGGCCGAACATTTTGGCATGACAAAAACAGAATTCCACAAATCTTCACCGGCTGACTTGACACTCAGACTGGTTAAGATGTGTTTAGACTGTCTCGTCAATGAACCACCAAACCTTCTCATTAACGGACTCAGGTGCAGACTTGAGTTGCCACTTCTTCCAGAGACTTTAACAAGAAATGACCTTAAAGAGAGGTATGGCGGAGACGACCATGAATGGGACGCTCTTTTTGACGCATTGGCCACCATTAGAGCTGGTGATGTCATCAAGTTGCCCATCTTAGAGAGAATCTTCAACAAAGACTATGGCACAGTGTTCACTGATTTGGACATGCCTGGTTTTGTCTCTATTCTTAAGGATGTCACTATTGACGACTACATTTTCTAGATTATATTAACTATTATTATTTTAAAATCACTTAACAATACACATTCAAACACAACACAATTCTCTCTATAAAATAAGATGACTACTTATTTGATAGAAATAGAAATTGCTTGTTAGTGTTTTGGCAGTAAAAGGAACGGTTTCCTTCTGGTCTCATTAGCCAGTTTGCCGGGTTCGACACCCCATCCCCAAATATGACC